CAGAAACGTTTGATAGTAAGGCAATGTTTAATGTTACATGGGATGCGGTAAAATCAATTCCTAATGCCGATAAGATGATACATAAATACCTTTATAGTCAAGTAAAAACAAGTTTAATGGAATCCCATCCAAGAGAATGGGAAAATGTAATATATTTGCCATACCAACAATTTGTTGGTGCTACGGCAAAATCAGTTTGGAGTAAATAAATGAATTACGACGTAATCAGCAATCAATTAAAATCTGGGGACTATGCACGTAGTAATTTATTTGAAGTCGAAATTCTCATCCCGTCTATTGTCCCAGATACTATGAGGTTTATGGTTAAGAGTGCTTCTTTGCCTGGAAAGCAATTAGGTGAAGTTGATGTTAAAAGATTTGGTGCTACTTTCAAAATGGCAAATGATGTAATTCTTTCAAATGTAACACTTACTATTATGTGTAGTAAAGATATGAGGGAAAGAGATTTCTTTGAAACATGGATATCTTATATCCACGGAGGCGACCCGTCCGACCTAGATTCTCCAATGAACTACCGCATGGGGTATTACGATGATTATATACATAATATAAGAGTTACTTCTTTTGATAGAAAATTAGACGAGGCATATGCAATTGAATTACGTGAAGCATGGCCGAACAATATGGGAGAAGTTGCATTATCTTGGGACAACAGTGAAATTGCAACATTCACTGTTGGTCTTACATACCGTGATTGGAGACAAGTTGGTGTTTCTGGGGGTATGGGTGATGAAATGCCAAAACCATTTAACCCAGTTAAAGATAGCAAGAGTTCAACAAATGTATCAAACAACACAGATAATACATCATCTGGTGTTGACCTTGATATACAAAATATAATAAACAATTAGAAAATTTTAAATGATGATATAGGATGAGAATATAATGTTACCACAATTAGATACACCAAAATATAAATTAGATTTACCAAGCAACGGAGATACAATTGAATATAGACCATTTTTAGTTAAAGAAGAAAAGATTCTTTTACTGGCAATGGAAAATGCGAAAGAAGATGACACAGCAGAAACAATTGCAGCTGCAACTTTTGAAATTATAAAGAGTTGTACGTTTGGTAAAGTAAAACCACATAAACTGCCGAATTTTGACCTTGACTACTTATTCTTAAATATTAGATCTAGAAGTCGTGGTGAAATGATTGAAAGTGCATTTATTTGCCAAAACGAAGTGGGTGAGGATGAAATTTGCGGAACGTCAAATGATATTTCTGTTAATATTAATGATATTGAAGTGACGTTTCCGGAAGAAAGTCTTTCTAAAGTTATGATTACGGATGACGTTGGTATTCAGTTTAAATACCTTTCTTCTGGTGAATTACAGAAGTATGGTAAAGAGAAATCAGAAACAGATAAGATGTTTAAAATTATTGTCGATTCAATAGATTACATTTTTGATGAAGAGAAAGTTTATAAAGGTGGAGAGACCACTAAAAAAGAATTACTAGGATTCATCGAAACATTAGACGAAAAATCGTTTAAGAAAGTTAGAAATTTCTTTGATGACCAACCAACATTAAAACACACTATTCCATATAAGTGTTCTAAATGTGGTTACAAGGAAGATATTGTTATTGAGGGGTTAGAGGCTTTTTTCGATTTAGCATAAGTTACGATTCATTGGCAAATCATTATTTGACCAATTTCCAACTTATGCAACATCATAACTACTCTTTGACTGATTTAAATGATATGATTCCTTTTGAAAGAAAGATATATGTAGACTTATTACAAGCGCATATTGAAGAAGAAAACGAACGTATTAAAAACCAACAATTAGCATAAGGATACAACCCAGATGAGCACATTACAAAACCTAACAGCACAAATGGCATTACTACATGGTGGTGTCAGTACGATTAGTGATTTCTTGGAAAAGGCATCTGATGAATCTAAAAAATCTAGTAAAAAGAAAAGTTCTGGTGTGTCTCACGAAGAAACTACTGCAGACAATACAGCAAAGTTGGTTGAGTCTGATAAACTCAATACGTCTGAACGCAAGACTGACCAGAAAACTTTAATCAAATCGCAAAAAGATGCAAACGTTACATTGCTTGAAGGTTTTGGGACAATACAAACTCAAGTAATTGCGGCAATTGACGGTTTGGTAACACACACACAAAGTGATGCTCAGATGCAACGATTACAATCGGTGACTTCGATTAAACAAGCATGGGATTCTCATAATGTTGCTAAACAAACAGGGAAATCAGCAGAGTCATCTCTGATTGCCCAAGGACACATCCTCCACTTTGCCCAGCAATCATATGTTGCACAAAACCAAATAGCAACGGAAATTGTTAAGTTTCATGGTTTCATGGCGGCAGATGGTAAAGAACAAACAAAACTTCGAATTCATGAAATGAAGATCGAACGTCACAATAATTTACAACGTGAACAAAGAATCCAAGTGCTTTTATCACAATCAAACGTGCATAAAGGTTTTGACAAATATACAACAAGGAGTCAATTAGAATCGTATGCAGTAGACGATAAAGGACCAGACGGCAGACAACAAAGAGCAAAAGATGTTATTGCTATGACCAATGCTGGCACCTATATGAAATCTGGTAGGAACTGGAATGATGACAGAGGGTTTAAAGAAGGCGATAAAGGGTATGTAAGCACTGCAGTGGTAAAAGGTGGTGTGTCCGATATGAATGTCATCACTCACTCTTTAAAGTCGATGGCCGAAGGTGACGGTAATGCTGGATTTACTTACATGGAAAATGCAGAAGGTGGTTTAAAAGCAAGAGGACTAGACGGAGCACGACAAGCACGAACCACCAACATGCTTAAAAAGTTGCGCATGGCTTCAGCGCTTGCAGAACTAGACCCGAAATCAAATCTAAGACCAGATGGACTTCCTGAATGGCCTCAAGCAGACGTTACCATGCGCAATACAAGATTTGGTGGCGTACCACCAAATCTTGAAGTAATGCTTACTAAAATATTTAAGAACATCTCTATTTCTGGTGGTGGAGCAACAGCAGTAGGCGCAGGCAAGGGAAAAATATTAGGTAGAGCTGTAATTAACCACCCAACTAAAGGTACATTCGGAGGCGACTCTTCTGGTACTTGGAAAACTAAAGGGCAGTCGTTGACTCCTGGTCAAATAAGAGAAATGCTAGAAACGGATCCCGATGGTTTACGTAAAATTATTGGTGACCCTGCAATGGATGCGTTGTTGGCAGATGATGCAAATATTATGCCTTCAGGTATTATTAGATCAAAATCTATTACTGCTGGGATAACGAAGGCATCGTCAATAGGAATGGCTGGTGCAGCGTCAAACCCTTGCTGTGAGGGTATTGATACGTTAGTTATTTCAAACGCAGAAATGCTCAAGTTAATGGAGAATAAGGAGTTGCGTGATATTCAACTAGCAAGGGATATTGCTGAAGCGAAAAACGACGCAAATAACAAGGGCAAAAATGTGGTTGGTGGTTCAGCATTATTGAACAATAAAGATGGTGGTGGTGGATTCTGGTCTGCCATAGGTGGTGCTCTTGCTGGTATTGGTGCTGGAACTGCCACTGCCGTTGCCACTGGCGTTGCTGGTGTTGGTACGGCAATATATAATCGTGAGAAGATTAAAGACTGGGCCAAGAAAAAAATCGACGCTAGGAATGCGGCCAAGGTAGAAAAGGCAAACAAATTCAAAAATAAAACGCAACAAAACAGGATAAATCAAAACAACGCCAGGAAAACTAAGGTTAATGGTGATGTTAAAACTACTTCTACATCAACAACACCAAAAGGGAAAATGAGTCTTACCAAGGGACTAGGTACTGCTGGTTTGGTGATTGAAGGTATGTTGATTGGTGTGGATGCTAATGATAAAATGAACGAAGGCCAAGGTGGACTAGAAGCAGTCACTAACGCAACTGGTGATTTTCTAAAAAACACTTTAGGGTTTTTTAACAGTCTTGGCGAGAACATGGGTCCACTAGGAAATTTGAAACTAGCTGGTGATATACATGGTGTTGACCTTAGTGCTTCAAACCTTGGTGGAAAGTCGGATATTCAAAAATACATTGAATCTGTGATCGACACCCCTACTACTGCTGGTACGGAATGGTTCGGTGAAGGAAATCGAAAGGACGCAGCTCCAAATGTTAATGGTGCTTTTGCTAACTTATCACAAACTCAGAAAAACAACCAAGCCATGAAAACTGCGGGTATTTACGGACCTGGCCGTATCAACCAAAAATTTATGAGTGATAATATTGGTGGATATGGACCACAGGGTTTCACTCAAAAAGAATGGAAAGCAGAAGCACTTTTAACTGACGAAGAACGTATTGCCTTTAATAACTTGAACGGCAATTTACGCACTACACAAGATCAGAAAAGACTCAATCAACAAAAAATAAAAAGTGTATTGAAAAACCGTGGAAGTTTTAGACACGGCCAAGGTTCTCAGAGATTACGTGATGGTTTGAAATCTAAAGGTTTTGATGTATTCTCTGATGAGTGGAAAAAGGCACAAGCAGATTGGGATGGAAAGAACGACCAACTAGAAGACCTAGCTGCAAAATACAGATTTTTGGATCAAGAAACAGTACATTCAAAAAAGGATGCTATTCTCGCCTTCTTACAAAAAGCATCATTAGACGACGGAAAACAAAAAGAAACACTAAAGAATTTAGGGTTTATAGATCCAAATGCTAAGAAAGTAGTTACACCACTAGGAGCCTTGAATCCGGACAACGTGCCTCCTGGCAAACACATAGTCACTACTCCGTCTGGACAGTTTATAGCGGATGATAAGGTTACAACAACACCAATTGCTAAACCGACAATTGATATATCTCGTGTTATGAAAACAAGGAAAGCATACAATCAAGGGTTTTCCGGAATGGACCAATTCATGCATGGTATGGTTAATAAAAATACTTCTAGTGGATTTATGGGATTCAACCCTATCCGTAGCATGGCGCATGGACAAGTTAGTAACATTATGGGGCAATTTAAAAACCCAGATAATGTTACACCTGAGATGGTTTATGACACTAGAGCAATGATTAAGAATAAGGCGACGTCGATGCTAGGACCAGACAAGGCAAATTCTATTCTAGAACAGTTTGATCAATTCATTAAAACATTAGGTGACTATAAAGATTCTAAAGTAATTAATGCTAACGATAAAGTAGAAAAAACATTCTATGAGAAAGCATTACATCCTGGATCGATTTACACTAATGATATTCATGTAACTGGTGTGCTGGATAGCATATTAAGTGTTTTAGTTGGTGGGAAAGCACATGCTGGTTGGTTTGGTACAGATGCTATATCAGATAACCCAATGGATACATTCGCAGCAGAATTAATCGATGAAATTGGTAAGGGAAAGGATAAGATTCCAATATTTAAGAATAGTGCAGGTAAAAAATACACCATTATGCCTCATGATAGACAGTGGACTGAGGGAGACGATCCTAAAGGTTGGAATACAAGTAAAACCTACTTGACTGATAAACGTGAGTATAGAGCTAACGCCAAATCCAAAGGCGCCACAATGTTACCTATGGATTACAGGCATACCGATGGAATGGGTCGAACCGTCATGAAACCCTTGTCTCCAGGCAACTTTTTCAAAAACATGAACAAAAAGAATCTTAACCTTCAACAATATACACCTAACAAAGGCAAGGATTGGGATTTTGATAATATCATGGGTAATAAAGGTGGTGGCATTGGTGAGGTTCTTGCGACTATTCTATTTGGTGGGAAAGCACATGCTGGACCAGAAGGACCATATCAAGGTCCTGGAAAATTCCCATTCGGGGAAAAGACACCAAGAAGTGCTTACAAATACGGACTATGGAAAGACTTACCTAATAGTCAAATAGATCCAATAAAGAAGAAGTTAATATTACAGAACCCTCACGGAAAGTTTGACACACGAGGTCAGCACGTGGGTACTGGTCACAATGCAAAGACTTCTAGGGTAAAATTAGTTGACGAGCAAGTTAAAAAGAATAATAAGTTTTGGAATGACGCAAAGGTTGGTTCAGACAAAAAGATGGCAAACCAAAAGATAGAATTAGAAAGACTCAAAACAAAATCATCACCAACTGGACCAAAAATAAATGCTGGGTCAAAACAATTTGACTTATTTAAACAGTTTTTTAAAGGTCCTAAGGGAGGGTCGCCTTTGATGTTGTTAATTCCATTAATGATGGAACATTGGGATAACCTTTTTCCAGATT